TTTGTTAAATATCGTTTTACCATATATAGAACCGTATTTTATTTCAAAAAATAAAAAACAATCTAATCATGGAGCATATATTGAATGAAAATATTAGTTTGGCAGATAAGAACAGCAAAACGGATCACATTAGTAGAACTGGCAAAGCGGTCCGGCATCGGAAAGTCTACGATCAACAATATCGAGAACGAAAAAGTATCTCCGACATTGATGCAACTGGAAGCGCTGGCAGCAGCTCTTGAAGTCCATATAACTGATCTGTTCGAATCTGATTGGAAATAATTTCCACAATTATGGAAATATCGCTAATTGTTTCATGCATTCCCCCGAAATATGCTACTATACCAGAGAGGAGGTGGGGACTCTATGAATTACAAAAGAGCAATCCTCGACATGTTGGGGAAGATACACGACGATAAAATCCTGAAGCGGATTTATAACTTTGTTCGGTATCTGTACATCGGAGCTGGCAAATAGCCAGCTCTTTTTAATCCTCTTTGTTCTGGTTTTCATAAAATGAAGATATGTTTTTCAAGATTCTTTCCAAAGCATGAATATCTTCATCGCTCATATCTATCATCATCTTAAATAAGTTTTTACGACTTTCATCCTGACCAAACATGATCTGATCAATACGTGCCTGAAAATCATCATCGGTAGCGACGAACATTTCACCTTCTCCAGTAGTCAGCCACATGTAATCAACATTGAATTCACGACAAATTGCTTTTGTCATTTGTTCAGTTAAATTTCTGTTTCCTTTTTCTATATTGGAGATAGCTACTTTTGTAACACCTAATCGATCACCGAATTTCTCGAGAGTAAGTCCAAGAGAAGTACGTATTTGTTTTATTCTTTCTCCTTGTTCCATATCAAATACCTCCTTGTTTTCATTAGAATACCACCTTTAAGAATGAATTGCAATAGAAAAAGTAATCAGAGATAACAAAAAAGTGTTGACAAAGTAATCCGTGATACCTATAATGTAATCAAAGATAACAAGGAGGTGAACAGAGTGACAAGAGACGAGAAAAAGACAAACATTGAAAACATGGCAGAATCTGTGATGTCTGTAAAAAATCCCGCGGAGCAGTCCATGATGTTCATGGCGATGTCGGCATATGCGGAAGGCAAGGCAGCAGGCAAAGCGGAAGAGCGTCAGCGTTACAAAAAGGAAGCAGGGTAAAGGGAAGGAGGCGTGAGTATGGCAATGAAAGAAACAGAAGCACAAATGAATCAGCAGAAAGTTGATATAGAAATCGATGCAACGATTATATCGGCATGTCAGCAGATACAGAATCTTGATGCAAAAAAAGATGAGAGATATGCAGATGTAGTGGATGCAGTTGCACAGTTGATCAATGCAAAAGCGGCTATGTTGAGAGCATTATAAAAAGCCTATACCGCAATATGCGATATAGGCAAGTGTAATTAGTACACGCTTTTCCGCTTTTCTGCACGAATTTCTGAGAAGCGTTGTTTGATCTCATCGCGAACAGAGTTGTACTTATCGGCAAGCTGTGCCGGCGTTAAACCAGATAAGTCCTGATTCTGGAGATAGAGCATAGCTAATGCTTCCTGCTGATTAGACGGAAATGTGTATAAAGAATCAGAAGTTGGCATATAGAATTTCCCCCTTTCATATTTACTCGGTTCTGGCAGGAACCTGTAGGGAAAGTATAGAAGCTGTGGGAAAAATAGTCAAGCAGACGGGAGGCAACAGAAGAGACGTCTTTTAAAAAATTTTTTGGAGACAAACTATAAACAGGAGGATATGAGGGAAATGACAAAGAGTGAATTTGAATACCTGATTCACGGATCCGTCACAGATGAAGAGTATCAGCTGATCGAAGAGGTTTATATGTATCATCCGGCAATTCGCACTGCATCCGGCAAGGAAGAGGTTGCGGAACTGTATAAGAGTTTCGGCATCGTGATTTTCTACGATATGTATCCAAGGGCACAAAAAGCAAAGGAAATAGAAGAGCATATTCGACTTATCGATAAGACACGGGCAGAGCTGGTTGATGAGCTGAAGCGGTTGAAGAAGGAAAACGAATATGGAGAAAAAAGAGGGATCAGCAGTACGCCCTAAGCAAGCACACTGAACCCTGAAGATGCATAAGGTAAAGCAGGAGGTGATGCAATATGACCTATATCTACAACGTATTGATTGATGGCAAGTGGGTGAACCTTGATACACTGCCGCCGGAACAGCAGGCAGAGATCAAGAAGAGATTGACGGATAAGATTGCAGACGCACTTGCCGTGGAGCGGGCGAAGAAATGCTCCTAGATAAGCCGCAGGCATGTCCTGCGAGACAAGAACATGGACAAGCAGAGAGGATAAAAGAGGATGAGTAATGAGATGATATTTACAACATATAAGCTGGCGACGATCGCAATGGTGGAGGGCGCAGTGCTACTGTGGATGGGGCTGATATACGGCTTCTGGATCATGTTAGCCGGCACAATCTGGCAGCAGTTGATTGAATTAGCAAATGAGGAAGATGAGGAGGAAAAAGATGAGACTGAAAGACGAGAAACTGAAGCGCCCGGCAAAGCCGACGCGAAAGCAGAAAGAAATCATGACAAGAAACGGCTTACGCTGGGAAAATTGGAACGTGGAAGCAGACTGCGCAGATCACATCATCGTGAAGAGCAAGACGTCAGACCGAAGAAGGGTGGCGTACAAGTGACGAAGATGGATGAGATCATGCACAAGGCATATATGAGTGCAAAGAGCTTCGCGGAATTGGAGCCACCGACAGGATGCCTGTACATAGGCAGCAGGATCGCGAATGGCGACCGGTACCGGTACTGGGTGGCGGAAAATGGTACATACTACCAGGAATCAACCGGAGAAGCTGCGTTGAAAAGAAAAAGAGCCGGCTGAAAACCGGCTCAGGTGTAATACCTCGAATCTGAACAATTTGAGTGTATCACACAAAGCTTATATCGTCAAGAAAAGCGGGATAAAAGCTCGCTTTGAGACAGTATTAGCATATTAAAGTTATGGACAAGGATACACTTTCGATGGCATACAGAAAACATACATTTACATTTACGAATTCCATAGAGCATGCATATAAGTTCGCCGGGCATATCGGAGCGAAGGGTGAGAAGCGGGCGAAAAGGAAGAAACCGACACCGGAACAGGTGAAGCGGCAGAATCAGATCAACAAGGAGAATAAGTATCGACACTTGCTGAAAGCGAACTTCCTACCTGATGACTGTTGGGTTACATTGAAGTACCCGGCAGGTACGCGAAAAAGCATGGATGCGGTCAAGCAGGATTTGGCACTGTTCGACAAGCGCGTGCGGAGAGATTATGCAGCACACGGCGAGAAGTGGAAGTGGATCAGGCGCGTAGAGATTGGCAAGCGGGGCGGTATCCACATCCACCTGATCTGTAATAGGATATGGAACACGGAGCTGTTAATAGCAAAGAACTGGCCGGGATTGTCACATCATAGTGAACCGGTCCGTGATGAGGAAGGATTCGGACAGCTTGCATCATATCTGTGCAAACCGCTTCCGGAAGAGCTTGAACAGGAAAGCATATTTGACCAGGAAGAGATCAAGCGCGCATCCAGTCTTTCTTCAAGCAGAAACTTAGTACGTCCAGAACCGGAGAAGAAAGCATATGTCCGGCGGACAATGAAGAAGCTCCTCGCGGATGGACCGGTAGCCCGTCCGGGGTATTACATAGATAAAAAATCAATTCGAATTGGCATAAATCAGGTAACAGGGTACAGCTATGTCTACTACACGGAAATAAAGATACAGCAGACCAAGAGAGTGATACGAGCGCCGGGCGACGATTGGACGAAGTTGCACCGGTGCAACGAAAGGAGACGAAAATGCAGGAAGTGAGGATATATATTGAGACTTCGACGATTGCACCGCGTGCCACAAAGGCAGATGGTATGTACGTGATGGAAGCATACGAAGATGGACGGCAGATGCTGTACAAGGGCGAGCCTGTGATCGTGTATGAAGTCATGCATTTTGAACATTGCAATACAAACATAATCACGCTGACGCTGCTCATTGCGGCGCTGGAGCGTATGCAGAAGGGATGTACTGTGCATATCCACACACGTACAGAGCATGTTTTCTGGACGCTGAAAAATGACTGGTTAGGTGGCTGGAAGAAAAATGGTTGGAAGTCGGCAAGAGGTGTTGCAATCAAGAATGCAGAAATGTGGGAAAAAGTCGAGTATTTACTCAATAAAAATGAAAGTTGGACCGTATCCGAGGACACGCGGGAGTGGAAGGCTTGGATGCAGGAGAAGATGAAGAAAAAGGAAGCATGTTAAGAAGGTGAAAATAAAGGTGAAAATATTGTCAAATATAGAAATGCGTAATCAGAAGATTATAGAAAATATCAAGCTGGTGTATTTCCATCTGAACAAATATCGAGGATTTCCCAATTATGAGGATATTGTCCAAGTGGGTATGCTGGCATTAGTGGAGGCTATCGACAGAAGCAAGGATTTGGAGCATCTGAATCGTAATTACATAGGGCTGTATATACGTGGATATGTGGAGCGATTTGTCAATTATGAAGATGTACCGCTTCGAACGCAATTCAATAGACCAGACGTAGAGAAACCACAGTATGTGGCAGCGGATAAGGCAGTTAATGAAGCTGGAGAGTCTTATGCAGATGTATTTCTTGCAGATACTCATGATTATATTGGTGATCTGGTTACTATGATAGATTTCGGACATATGGTTGATCAGTTGTCTCCGAGAACACAGAAGCCAATGCGGTGCATGCTGCAGGGATATGGCATGACCGATACAGCAAAAATGTGCGGTATATCGTTTGAACGAGTGAGACAGATCAAGAAGCTGTGCAATCGAGAGCTTGTTGCAAGTGAGGTGTGACATGACATATAGAGAATTTTTAGAAAGCAAAATCAACCTTGCAACAGACAGCGGATTTGTGGTTGATCGTTTAAAGATCAATCCGGCATTGAAACCACATCAGTCAGATGCTGTTGCATGGGCACTTAAAGGCGGACGCCGGGCATTGTTTGAAGCGTTTGGACTTGGAAAAACGGTACAGGAGATAGAGTTCTGCCATCTGGCAGCAGAACATACCGGCGGCAGAGCTTTGATTGTATTGCCGCTTGGAGTGAAGCAGGAGTTCACCAGAGATGCGGTGGAGCTGCTCGGATATGAGAAGCCGGAGTACTGCCGGACAATGGAAGAGGTCAAGGCGTGTGACAGTCAGATTGTGCTGACAAACTATGAGCGAGTGAGAGATGGCGATATAGATCCATCGTACTTCGCTGCAACGTCACTGGATGAAGCAAGTGTACTCCGGAGCTTTGGAAGTAAGACATATCAGACATTCTTGGATAAATTCAAGAACGTTCAATATAAGCTCGTAGCAACGGCTACACCATCGCCGAATAAGTACAAGGAGCTTATACACTATGCCGGATATCTGGAAGTCATGGACACCGGACAGGCACTGACAAGATTCTTCCAGCGGGATAGTACAAAGGCAAACAACCTGACGCTGTATCCGAATATGGAAGATGAATTCTGGTTGTGGGTGTCAAGTTGGGCGCTGTTCGTTACAAAGCCGTCTGATCTCAATCCTGACTACTCAGATGTCGGATACGATCTGCCACCGCTTGATGTCAGATGGCATGAGATACCGATTCATTACGGAGATACAGCGGACAGGGACGGACAGATGCAGCTCTTTCAGGAAGCGGCAGAAGGATTGAAAGAAGCGGCAGCAGTTAAGCGGGACAGCATAGACATCCGGGTACAGAAGATGAAGGAGATTGTAGATGCTTCGCCGGATGATCATTTCTTGTTGTGGCACGACCTGGAGAGTGAACGCCATGCAATCAAGAAGGCGTTGCCAGAGACGGTTGATATCTATGGATCCATGGATTATGAGACGAGAGAACAGCGTGTAATTGATTTCTCAAATGGAAAGACACGGTTGTTTGCAACAAAGAAATCGCTGTCCGGCTCGGGGTGTAATTTCCAGCGGTATTGCCACCGGGAAATATTCCTTGGTATTGATTATGAATTCAATGATTTTATTCAAGCAATCCACAGATGTTACCGATTCTTGCAGAGTCAGCCGGTTGTGATTGACATTATCTACATGGAGAACGAGCGGCAGATCAAGGAAGCATTGCTGGAGAAATGGAAGAATCATAATTACATGGTCAAGCGGATGGTTGAGATCGTGAAGAAGTATGGACTTAATTCAGCGAACAAAGCTGAACGATTGGAAAGGAAGATGGGAGTGGAAGGAACAAGAGAAGAACGAACCGTGCGAGGTAATCACTATGAAGCGGTATACGGCGACTGCGTGGAAGAGACACGTGTCATGGCAAGTAACAGCGTTGATCTGATACATACGTCGATACCATTCGGCAATCACTACGAGTACAGTGCAAATTATAACGACTTCGGACATAATCAGGATACAGAGCGGTTCTTTGAACAGATGGACTATCTGACACCGGAGCTCCTGAGGGTATTGAAGCCTGGCAGAGTGGCAGCAGTACATGTAAAGGACAGAGTGCTTTTTGGAAATGCGACAGGTACCGGTATGCCGACGATCGAGCCGTTTCATGCGGATTGTATCGAGCATTACATGAAGCATGGTTTTATGTATTTCGGCATGATCACCGTTGTGACGGATGTTGTACGGGAGAATAATCAGACATACCGCCTTGGCTGGTCTGAACAGTGCAAGGATGGCACCAAGATGGGTGTAGGATGCCCGGAATATATCCTATTGTTCCGAAAGCTCCCAACGGATCATAGCAAAACATATGCAGATGATCCAGTATCAAAGAGCAAGGAAGAATACACAAGGGCACAATGGCAGATAGACGCACATGGATATTGGAGATCGTCGGGCAATCGTCTGATCAGTAAGGATGAGCTGAAAGAGATATCGGTGGATAATCTGCAGAAAGCATACAGGAAATACAGCAGAGAGAGCGTGTACAACTATGAAGAGCATGTGAAGCTTGCAAAAGAGCTTGATAAGGACGGCAGACTGCCGGCAACATTCATGGTGGTTGCTCCGGGATCATGGAACCAGATTGAGGTGTGGGATGATATCAACCGGATGCGGACGCTTAACACGACACAGAGCCGCAGACGTGCTCAGATGCATGTATGTCCGTTGCAGCTTGATATTGTGGAGAGAATCATCAATAGATACAGCAATCCGGGAGATGTCGTATATGATCCGTTCGGCGGACTTATGACGGTACCAATGACGGCGGTTAAGATGCACCGCTTCGGTAAAGGCTGTGAGTTGAATCCGGATTATTTCCGAGATGGTGTGGGATATTTACAGGCAGCAGAAAATGAGATGGATGAGCTGACACTGTTTGATTTTATGCCGGGGGTGATGGAGTGATACATGGAGAGCTTATTGTAGACAATTTTGCTGGCGGTGGCGGAGCTTCGACAGGCATCGAAATGGCAACAGGATACAGCGTTGATATAGCCATCAATCATGATCCGAAAGCTATACAGATGCACAAAACCAACCATCCAAGAACAAAGCATTATTGTGAAGATGTGTGGCAGGTAGATCCGATTGCAGCATGCAAAGGAAATCCGGTAGGACTTGCCTGGTTTTCGCCGGACTGTAAGCATTTCAGTAAGGCAAAAGGTGGAAAACCAAAGGATAAGAATATCAGAGGTCTTGCGTGGGTAGCCTGCCGGTGGGCGGGTCTTGTAAGACCAAGAGTAATCATGCTTGAAAATGTAGAAGAGTTCAGAACATGGGGACCATTAAACCGACGCCATCACCCAATTAAGAACAAACAGGGCAAGACCTTTGAACGGTTTGTAAAACAGCTTGAAGAGTTAGGGTATGAAGTACAATTCAAAGAACTTGTGGCAGCGGACTATGGAGCTCCAACAATGCGAAAAAGATTCTTTATGATTGCACGTTGCGATGGGAAATCAATCGTCTGGCCAGAGCCTACACATGCACCGGCGGACAGTGAGGAAGTCAAGGCAGGGTTGCTTAAACCTTATGTTGGAGCATACACGCAACTTGATTTTAGCCTGCCTTGTCCGAGCATTTTTGACACTTCTGAAGAGATTAAGGAAAAATATGGTATCCGGGCGGTACGACCGCTGGCTCCGAAGACGATGGAACGGATTGCAAGAGGACTGAAAAAATTCGTTTTGGATAATCCAGAGCCGTTTATCATTCAGTGCAACCACAGCGGAGATCGTAGACCAAACGATATCCGGGAGCCGATGCCAACTATAACAGGAAAGCATGGATATGGAGTTGTGGAACCGTATATTGTACAGATAGGGCAGACTGGATTTACTGCGGATCGTAGTAAGGACGTGAGGGAACCACTAACAACAATCGTGAGTAAAAACGAACATTGTCTTATTAGCCCTACGTTGATTCAGTACCATTCTGAGACAGCACATGGAGAAGTGCGAGGACAGACAATAGGAGATCCGATCATGACAGTTGATGGTTCCAACCGATACGGATTGGTTACATCGTTTCTAAGCAAGTTCTATAAGACATGCGTGGGACAAGATGAAAGAGATCCGTTACATACAGTTACAACGTCTGCGGGGCATTTTGGAGAAGTCCGGGCATTTCTGATCAAATACTATGGTGATGCTACTGGACAGGACATTGAACAACCATTAGACACGGTTACCACAAAGGATAGGTTTGGTCTTGTAACGATTGAGGGTGTTGATTACCAGATTGTGGATATCGGACTTCGAATGTTGGAGCCACGAGAGTTATATGGATGTCAGGGATTTCCAGAAGATTACATTATTGATCATGATTATACTGGCAAGACATATCCGAGAACAGAGCAGGTAAGAAGATGCGGCAATGCAGTGTGTCCACCGATACCGGCTGCACTTGTGAGAGCAAATCTTCCGGAAATGTGTGTTGCAAGAAGAACAGCAAATATGAGGGTTGCAGAAGAAGCAAGCGGACAGTTGATGATGTTTGCGTAGGAGGTAGATATGGAACAAGAACAATTTGACTTCTTGGAAGATATTGAGATAGACAAGCCGGACGTGGAATTCCAGAAGTGGAAAGATCAGAAGCGTGAAGCAAAAAGCCGGATGATTGCCATGCAGTATCAGCCATATGAGGTAAAAAAGAAGCGGTCAGAACTCCGGGCAATAGAATTTCTTCAAGAGATGGATAAACGTGGGAAAGTAGCGCATGTCAGTGTTGGTGGACTTGATAGCATTACATTGCATGTGTTCTTGAAATCTATCGGAATTGACGTACCGGCAATATCAGTATCAAGTCTGGAAGATGCAAGTATTCAGAAAGTGCACAAAGCGCTTGGTGTGACAATTCTGCATTCATATAAGACAAAGACACAGGTATTGAATGAGGTTGGATTTCCGGTAATCAGTAAGCGTATAGCAGGTAAGATTGCATTGTTACAGAATCCGACGGAAAAGAATAAAACTGTCAGACATGCGATTATTACAGGTGAATGTGGAGAACTCGGTCATTTTCAGAAGAATAGCCGGATGAAACTGCCGCAGAAGTGGTTGAAATTGTTCGGGGGGTATGAAAACGAAAATGAAGGAGTGAACTATCAGAAACCGGATTTCAAGGTATCAAATGATTGTTGCTACTGGCTCAAAGAAAAACCATGTGACGACTGGGCGAGGGAACATCAGAGCTATCCGTATCTTGGAATGATGGCATCGGAAGGCGGGCAGAGAGAAGAAGCGCTTACCGATCACGGATGCAACTACTATGGAAAAACCACAATGCGATCGGCTCCGTTTGCTCCGTATATGCGAAATGACATATTAAAGCTGGCATTGGAAATGGATGATTGGTATCACAAAAACATGGATGTGTTTGAGAAGTTGTACTATGAGCAACCTTACAGCAAAGACAAGAATGGAAATGTAATACCATATGAGCCGGTGGATAGCATTATACCGGATATTTACGGCGATGTAGTACAGGATCAGTGCGGAAATCTTCGGACTACTGGAGCACAGCGAACAGGATGCAGTATGTGTGGCTTTGGCATTCACATGGAGAAAAGACCACATAGATTTGATAAATTGCGAGAGCGTAACCAGAAAGAATGGGAGTATTACATGTACCGGTGTTGTACAGATCCAGAGACTGGAGAGAAATATGGCTGGGGAAGAGTTCTCGATTACATAGGAGTTCCGTGGGAAGATTATCCGGCAATTCAGATGGAGTTACCATTAGATCAGATGATGTAACGTCGAAAATTTGAACTTTGAAAATTGAATAATGATGGTTGGAGTGGTATACTGCTTTTATAACATTGTACGTTAGGAGAATTATAAAATTGATATTGTGTATTAGTGAAGCATTAGAAGGTGCAATTGTAGGGGCATGTTTAACCTTTTTATTTACAAGCCTTGTAGAACTAAGAAAGCAGCATTGTGGAAAAACGAGAGTTATACTTTTGAATAGTTCATATACATTGAATAGGGAAGGAAATACATTAGATAGCATAGATATATATGCAAACATTGAATGCATGAATACAAAGCTTATTCCTGCCAGTATCTATGATTGGCATGCAGAAATTACTACTGATAGAGGAATATATCGAGTACAGATGAGCAATGAAAAAATCAGTAATGGTTATGGTTTTATGGATGTGGCATATATGAATCAAAATCAGAGTTGTATTTTGCCGTTGCATGGAAGGAAATATGTCAATATAAAACATTTTGAAATAGAACAGGGGATAAAAGACATCACATCTATAAATCATATAGACATTTTCTATAGATGCAATGGAAGCAAAGAAAAGAAGGCAGAGGATAGAAGATAAAAATACCAACCATCATTATTCGATGGTTGGTATTTTTTGCGCAAAAATAGGTAGTGGAAGGAGTGGAAGTTGTGAAAAACTGTCCATGTAAGGAATGCGTAGACAGGAAAGTTGGTTGTCACAGTGTATGCGGGAAGTATAAAGCATTCACAGAGACACAACGAAAAAAGAATGAATGTATAAGAAAACAGAAAGAAGCATTGAGTGAGTATCTTGATATGAAACAGGAATGTGTAAAGAGAGCAAAAAGGAGGATGCGTAATGGCAAATAGAGAAATATGCAAATATTGCAGAAATCTTGTACTATTTGGCGAAGAGATACCAGATGAGCGGGCAGAGGAGCATGCAATCATGATGTGCGACTGTCAAGGAGCGAGAATCCATCAGAGAGCGAGAAAAAGACAGGAGAAGGCAAAAGACAACATTAAGCTGGCAATCAATGAGACGGACGAGGAAGTGTGCGAGTATCTGAAACAGTGCGTTGAGCTGGTTGATCAGAGAACAATCGCAAAGATAACAGTTGATAACGGTCGAGGTGTTAAGGTTACAATCAGCAAGACAAATAAGGACACAATCAAGGTAACGAAAAAAGTAAGTAAGGATGTGGTGTACGATGAGTAAAAGAAAAGCAATATCTAAAATCACAAGAACAACCGTATATCTCATGTATAACGGCCATTGTGCTTATTGTGGCAAGCAAATTGACTACAAAGATATGCAGGTAGATCATGCTAAGCCGATTAGGATAGGCGGAACGGACAACGTTTCAAATTACATGCCAGCTTGTAGGAGCTGTAATCACTATAAAGCAACTTTCGATGTTGAGGGATTTAGAAAGTATCTTTCGGAAATACATGAAAGGCTTATGCGTGACAGCATACCTTATCAAGTTGCGGAGCGATTTGGAATTGTGAAGCATGTGTCTGACGATGTAAAATTCTATTTCGAAGAATTGAGAGGTGAAGAAAATGATTGAAAAGCCATTATACAGAAGCACACCAACAATGGGAAATTATGAAGATTACATCATCGAGCATAATTACACAAATGGTTGGAATGACGCTATGGATTTTATTTTCCCAGAAGCAAAAGAGAAGCGTGAAAAGGAAAGAATGAAGAAGAATATATCCATAGTCAAATAAGCACCGAAAGGAGAGAACATGGAAGATAGATATTTATTCAAGGCGAAGAGAGTTGATAATGGAGAATGGGTATATGGAGTTCCTTTTGAAATCGAAGGAAAAACCGTAATTCTTATAAGCGACAATGAAAATATATTAAGAGTTCATTATTTGGAAGAAAATATGTGGGAGGCTGACATATATGCTATTGAAGTCAACCCGTCCACCATATGCCAATGTACCGGCTTAAAAGACAAGAACGGCAAGCTGATTTGGGAGAATGATATTTGCGATAGAAAAGAACCATATCCAGAGATTGTAAAATATTGCAATGGGGACTGGACATTGGATTACAGTTATGCAATCCATAAGGAAAGTGGGGGTTGTTACTGTAACTTAGGATTTTATACGGAAGAAAGAAAATGCGTAGAAGTTATCGGCAATATATTTGACAATCCAGAGTTATTAGAAAGCGAGGGATAATATGACAGAGAGTGAAGCGATAGAAGAATAATCAGAAGTGATTTAGTTTACTGCCATCAGTGCGGACAGAAATTAGATTGGAGTGATGAAAATGAGATTGATTGATGCTGATGAATTGATGAACATATTGACAGTTGCCGAATATCCTTGTGTGTTGCAGACTGCGTTGGTCGGAATTATTGAAAGCCAGCCTACCGCCTATGACATTGACAAAGTAGTAGGGCAACTAAAGAAAGTCTCATACGAACGATTCGGGAATACCGGCATGGGCGGAGAGATTGTAGTTAATTTGGATGATGCAATCGAGATAGTAAAGCAAGGAGGGAAATCATGAGTAGATCGATCATGCAGAACAAAGACGGATGTTGTTACATGTGCGATCTGCTCGGGACAAGGCAGCAGGGCTATACGATTGAAGAGCATCATTGCTTTGGAGGACCAAACCGAAAACTGTCCGAAAAATATGGACTGAAGGTTTATCTTTGCCCGGAGCATCACCGAACGGGACCGGATGCGGTACACCAGAACAGCGACTATATGCAGATCATACATGAAGCTGCACAGAAAGCTTTTGAGGAACGCTATCCAGATAAGAACTTCCGCGAAATCTTCGGAAAGAATTACTTGTAAAGCAAAGTAAATACTAGATAAAGATGCACATTGAAAAGTGAATACTGGTCAGAAATTTTTCATCTTTTTTAATAAAAAGTATTGACATACGGTACACCGTATGATATTATAATACTTGTGAGGAGGTGAATAAGAAATGGCTAAGAAAAAACAAAAGAAAAAGCCCAAACTTGAAAAGGTTGCAATCGTGACAGGCATCCTGCAAGGCATAGCAACCATCGTATGCTTGATCTACGAAACCTTCTTCAAGTAAGGGCACAGGCGGTGGGAATATCCCACCCACCGCCTAATTTTATTCTAAGCCATTTTTGAAGATATGTCTATAAGAAAAGTATTAACAATTATTAGCACCTGTTCGGCGGCGGTTCTTGTGTACTATGCAATCAGAAAAGGATTGGATGTGGCAATTGCAATAGCACTTGTATTGAGTGTGGCATCAATGGGATTAAATATATATTGCGAGGTGCACGATGGAAGAAAAGAAGATTAGACCGCAGGACAAGTGGAATGCGAAAGCTGGACTGATAAGCAAATCCTATAAGCTGAAGCGTGAGCTTGTGGAAGCGTTTGCAGATGCGTGTGAGAAGGCGGGGGTAAGCCAGGCGGGACAGCTAAGCAGAATGATGAGTGACTTCATCGAGAAAAACAAGTAAATACTAGAAAAGGAAAGGTACTGACCAGTATTCATTGGTTGGTACCTTTTTTATTTTGGCACTAAGAAAATATATCATAAATCTAAAGAAGGAAGGGGGTGAGAATCCGGGAAACCGGATACTATGGCAGAACTGTTGATTGAGATTGATGAGAGATACAAGGATGCACACGGCAATCCAAGAGTGCTTGCAGTATGTCCGTGTTGCCACGAAAGAAAGTGGTATCTTGGCAATCAAGGCGAGATACTAGATCAAATGTGTTGGAGCAATGTGCACTATTGCGACAACTGCGGTACAAAGCTGGATTGGAAAGCTGAGCGAAAGACTGAGACACAGAAGATTCGGGAGCAGACACTGTTAGAGTTCCTGAATGAATATTACAAGGACAGTGGAGGCAGCAGGAACGAAAGCTATATTATAGCGTATCGAACCGCACGACACATGCTGGACGCGTGGAACGAGGAAGAACAGAAACATATAAATGCAAGGGTATATGAACGGAGGATATAGAGATGGCAAAGGTATATATTGGAGTAGGACACGGCGGGAGCGATCCCGGAGCAGTGAAGTATCTGGTAGAAAAAGATATTGATCTGCAGATGGCAAAGGGATGCCGCGATTATCTGAAAGAGCATGGCGTAGATGTATTGATTAGCAGAACTGGAGATATTGATAGCTCAATCAACGAAAAGACAACAATGTGCAATCATTGGGGCGCAGATCTGGCACTTGATATACATAACAATGCAGGCGGCGGAGAAGGCTTCGAAGTATGGCACAGTGTGAACGGCTGCAAAGGAAAGGTGCTTGCACAAAATATCGAGAAAGAAGTTTTGAAGATCGGGCAGAAAAGTCGTGGCTTAAAGACAAAAAAGAACGTTTACGGAAGTGATTATTTTGGATTCATTCGACAGACGAAATGCCCGGCGGTTATCTGCGAGGGTGTATTTGTAGACAATAAAGCTGATGCGGCAAAAGCGGATACTGAAGAGAAGTGCCGGGCGTTTGGTGTAGCATATGCGAAAGGAATCCTTGCAACGTTTGGAATGAAGACAGAACAGAATGCAAACGAAGAAACAAAGACACCGGAGCAGGCAGCAGTCAAACCGGAACAGGCACAGGAAGATACATATAGGGTTAAGGTCACAGTATCTGCGCTGAACATCCGGAAGGGAGCAGGTACCAACTATCCTACAACTGGATGCATCCGTGACAAAGGTGTATATACGATCGTTGCGGAGGCTGCCGGAACAGGAGCAACGAAGTGGGGCAAGCTTAAAAGCGGCGCCGGATGGATTGCATTAGATTATACCAAACGAGTGTAAAGGGGCGATGCGAGAAATGCCAAGACATAGAAATACGGTGGCAAAGTACAACATAAGCAAGCATAGATATCTTGAATTATATCACTATTGCATGCAGTATCCGGAATGGATAAAAGAGTTGAAAGAACTGCGCGGACTACGCTCGCACGAACAGACGGCAGGAACAGGACTTTCAAACCCAACTGCAAGTGCGGCAATAAAGGCAGCGGAATTAAGCGCAAGATGCAAGACCATCGAAGATACAGCATACGAAGCGAACAAAGAGATTGCAATGTACATTCTTGCAGGTGTGACAGACGAAGAGTGCACATATAAGACGCTTGAGGCGCGTGGGATGCCAGCATCACGCACATTATATTATCGCGGTCGTAGAAAATTCTACTACCTATTGTCACAAAAACTGAAATGAGGAGAAAATATGAAAACGGAACATGAGATTATCGAGGAATACATTGACTACTATAACGAAAGGGAATTTGTAGAGAGCCTGACGTTGCAAGATCAGATGCTTTATAGACTTGCATTAAGAGAGACGTATTCATACTTGTTTTTTAAGCTATATGTAAGAGTGAGAGAATTCTTCCGAAGTTTTAAGAAAAAATGAAAGTGGAGTACTCAGGGGACATTTTAAGTGATATTATGATAGCATAAGATATTTGAGAGACACGAAGGCAGCAGTTGTATGGAAACATATAGCTGCTGTTTTGCGTAGAAAGGAGAGACGATGAAACAGACGATATGTACAGCAGTAGGAATGATTGGATCTGCGATTGCTTCGGTATTTGGTGGATGGGATGCGGGAACCGTAACTTTGCTCATATTCATGGCGATTGATTATGTATCCGGTTTGGTTGTAGCGGGAGTGTTCCACAAAAGCAACAAGACAGATACCGGAAGCCTGGAGAGCAAAGCAGGATGGAAAGGCTTATGCAGAAAGTGCATGACACTTGTGTTCGTGATCGTGGCATACAGATTAGATCTTGTGATTGGAACGAATTATATCCGCGACGCGGTTGTGATTGCATTTATCGCAAATGAAACGATATCACTGGTAGAAAACGCAGGACTTATGGGCGTAAAGCTCCCGGCAGTAATCACAAAGGCAATCGATGTCCTTCAGAAGAAATCAGAGGAAGAATGATGTATAACGATACCAGATGGAAAAGGAAACGCGCATCCGTATTGAGACGGGATGCATATCAGTGTCAGGAGTGCAGACGCTACGGAAAGCGAAGACAAGGAGAGCATGTGCATCATGTATTCCCGGTTGAATACTATCCGGATGAGAGATACAACGACTGCAACCTGATAACCTTGTGCCAGTCCTGCCACAACAAGATGCATGACAGGGATTCGCACGAGCTTACAGCGTATGGAAAACAGTTACAACTGCGTATGAAGAAGAGATATGGCAGCAGACTCCCCCCTCTCTAGTGATTTTGGAGCGGGTGAGGATAGAACGGTGGGTGGAGCCTTTTCCAAATACGCAGGATTTTTTGAGAAAGGGGGAAACCGGGTGAAAAAGACAGCATGGAAAAATCGAATAATATCAGCAACCAAGGCGGTTTGCACGTATCGAGATGCTTTCCTTCCGATGATCGATACGCTCGCAAATATACTTGCAGAGCGTGACAAAATCTATCAGGAATACGTCGAAACCGGTGCCAAACCTGTAGTGGAGCATACGAACAAAAACGGAAGTACCAACATGACCAAAAATCCGCTGCTGGTGAGCTGGGGCGACATGAATACCTCCGCGCTAGCGTATTGGCGTGATCTTGGGCTCACACCGGCAGGGCTGAAAAAGATTGATGAATCTGCAATCAAAACCAAGAAGACATCGGCATTAGGAGATATTCTGCGGGATATTGGCAGCTAAGAAGTATAGGCAGGTAGCGATCGACTATGCCAGGGATGTAGTTGCGGGAAAGATCATTGCGGGGAATAATGTACGAGAGTGCAAGCGATTCCTGGACGATCTGGAACGTGATGATCTGGAACTGCACACGAAAGAGCCGGATTTCGTGATCAATATCATTGAGCGGGTAATGGTTCACGTGAAGGGAGAGGACCTGCAAGGGCACTCTCTGCGGAATACTCCGTTGATATTGCAGCCGTGGCAGATATTCATCGTATATAACTTAATAGGATTTTACTATAAAGGTACTCAGATCAGACGATACAAAGAGGCCTTTATTTTTATTCCGAGAAAGCAGGGCAAGACGCTGTTTGTGGCGGCGCTTGCGTTTGCACTTGGCCTTCTGGAAAGAAGATCAGGAGCGACAATCTATATTGTTGCGGCAGCAATGAAACAGGCAAAGCAGAGCTTCGATGATATCCTGCACACTCTGCGATATCGCAAAATGATTCAAGAGTTTAAGGTGCTGGATAACAATGCACAGCACTCTGTTGAGTACACTTTTTACAACGAGAACGAAGAACCAGAAGGATCGCTGTATATCGAAGCGCTTGCCAGCAATCCGGATACGCAGGATTCATTCAACTGTAACATAGCCATTGCAGATGAGGTGCATGCGTTCAAGCGTGCATCGCAGTATAACCGATTCAAGGAAGCGATGGCAGCATACACGAACAAGCTGATGATCGGTATCACAACCGCAGGCGATAACATGAATTCATTCTGCTATCGACGTCTGGAATACGCGAATAAAATTCTGGATGGAATTGTGAAGGATGATAATTTGTTTTGCTTCGTGTCACGAGCCGATCAGGATGAGAAGGGCAATGTAGATTTCACAAATCCGATTCAGCACGAAAAAGCAAACCCCGGATATGGCGTGACAATCCGACCAGAAGCGATTCTGGCAGATGCAATACAGGCACAGAATGATCCGCAACAGCGTAAAGACTTTTTAAGCAGGCAGTTGGATATCTATACAACCGCAATGAAAGCATACTTTGATATCAAGGAGTTCCAAAATTCTGACAAAAAGTATAGCTGGACACTAGAGGATCTCGCAAAACTGAGAATCGACTGGTACGGCGGCGCCGACTTGTCGAAGTTGCATGACCTTACGGCAGCAGCGCTGTTCGGACATTACAAGGGCGTGGATATCATCATCACACATGCCTTTTTCCCAGTTGCGGAAGCAGCCAGAAAAGCGGACGAGGATAATATACCTCTGTTTGGATGGCAGGAGGATGGCTGGCTCACAATGTGTAACACGCCGACGGTTAATACATTAGACGTTGTGAACTGGTTCAAGGAGATGAGAAGCAAAGGCTTTAAGATCAAGCAGGTTGGTCACGATAAGAAGTTTGCACGTGAGTACTACATTCAGATGGGAAAAGCCGGCTTCCGCATTGTTGACCAGCCGCAGTATTTCTACGTGAAGAGCGAAGGCTTCCGACACATCGAGAAATCTGCAAAAGATGGAACGCTGTACTACCTGCACTCAGATGCATATGAGTACTGCGTGCAAAATGTGCATGCGATTGAGAAGACCGATGACATGATCCAGTACGAGAAGATAGAGTCTACATCTCGTATCGACTTGTTCGATTCGAGCGTGTTTGCGTGCGTCAGATACTTGAATTCGCTCGAAAAGAGCGAGAAATCAAAGAGCTGGTGGGGAGGTGAGAATGAAGATGAGTAAAAAGAATAACGTGCTACAGCGGGCACTAAGAAAAGCAGGAAGAAAGCGGTCAGCGGTGCTGATCGGAAGCAACGAAGCATATGATCTGTTATGCGGTGCCGGGTATACATCATTAGACCAGAATCCGGAGATTGTAGCCGCCTGCCGGAAGATTGCGGAAGTTATCGGAGCCATGACGATTCATATCATGCAGAACACCGAACGCGGTGACGAGCGTGTGATCAATGAGCTGTCGCGAAAGATTGATATAAACCCATGCAGTAGCATGACGCGGCAGACGTTTATAGAAGCGATTGTGATGAATCTGCTCCTGTATGGCAAAGGCAATTCGGTTGTGAAAGTATACACGGAAGATGGATATCTGTCTGATATGGAGCCGGTGGCTGCAAACAGAGTATTATTTCAGGGCGATTACACCAGATATCGTGTGATGATTGATGGAATCCCTTATGCTCCGGATGAGGTGATGCACTTTGTATATAATCCGGATAAGGTATACATGTACAAAGGGCAGGGCGTTACAGCACAGTTGAAAGATGTCGCGGATAACCTGCGACAGGCACAGGTTACAACAAATGCATTCATGAAGAGCAAGTACAAGCCAAGCCTGATCGTTAAAGTGGATGGAATGACTGAAGAATTCTCGTCGCCAAAGGGCAGACAGAAGCTGATCAATGAGTATATGAATTCTGGCGAAGCCGGTGCACCGTGGCTGATACCTGCGGAACAGTTTGAGATAGAACAGATCAAACCGTTGTCTCTGTCAGATCTTGCGATATCCGACAATGTAAAGCTGGACAAGCAAAGTGTAGCCGCGATATTAGGAGTGCCTGCGTTCGTGCTTGGCGTTGGAGAGTACAAGCAGGATGAGTGGAATTATTTTGTCAAGACGAAAATAAAGACGATTGTTACAGGATTACAGCAGGAGATGACACGAAAGCTGATATACAGTCCGAATATGTACATCAAGTTCAATGTTTTGTCCGTGATGGATTGGGATCTGACGACGATAGCATCCGTATTCGGTTCGCTGTCAGACCGTGGATTTGTGACTGGAAATGAAGTCAGAGACAAGATAGGCATGTCACCAAAGGACGGCTTGGATGAACTTAGAGTGCTTGAAAACTATATTCCGTGGGATATGGCAGCGGCACAGAAGAAACTGGTACAGAAGGGAGAAGACAATGGATAGACATATTCGACAGATACGATCTGTCGCATCGGAATTTAATACGCGGGAAGACGGCGAGGCACTTTCGATAGAAGGTTACTTCGCCGTTTTTAATAGCACCTATAACATTATGCCGGGGATGAGTGAGAGTGTAGCGCCTGGGGCGTTTACAGATACGATATCCGGCGATGTACGTGCACTGATCAACCATGATACAGGGCTTGTGCTCGGAAGAACCAAAGCAGGCACATTGACACTGCGGCAGGATGAACGCGGACTCTGGGGGCATATCGACATCAATCCGGATGATTCGGACGCGATGAACCTGTATGCCAGAGTGAAACGTCACGATGTAGATCAGTGCAGCTTCGGCTTTGACATTCTGGACGAAGAGCCGGAAGCCCGCGAGGACGGATCCGTACACTGGACAATTAAGAAGGTGGAACTGTATGAGGTGTCGGTATGCACCTTCCCGGCATACGAAGAGACAAGTGTCAATGCGCGAAAGAAGGATGCAGATACCATCCGGGCGCGACAGACCGAGGTGTGGAAGCTTGACATGAAGAAAAAATTAAAAGGAGGAAGCGAATCATGTTAAAAGCAATTATGCTCAGAAAGAAGCTGAGCGAAGTCACAAAGAAGCTCACAGAGGCACGTGAGAAGGCAAAGGAGCTTGCAACACGTGAGAAGGAGCTTGAGGCAGCCATTGAAGAGGCACAGACAGACGAAGAGAAGGAGGCAGTGTCACAGGAAGTAGAGCAGTACGAGAAGGATAAGGAAGAAAATGACGAGTCAGTAAGAACTCTGGAAAAGGAAGTATCGGATACAGAGTCCGAGCTTGCAGAACTGGAAAGCAAGCAGAGACAGGCAGAACCGGCACCAGAGGCAAGAATGAGAGGAGTGGAAACAGTGAAAACAACTAGAAAGAAGTTTTTTGGTATGACAGTACAGGAGCGTGATGCGTTTTTCGCGCGAGAAGAGGTACACACTTTCTTGGAACGTGTGCGTACGCTTTATACAAACGGTGTGCAGAACCGCGCGATTACAGGTGCAGAGCTTACAATTCCGAACGTGATGCTTGAACTCCTACGCGAGAACATCGAGGAGTACTCAAAGCTTTATAAGCATGTACGTGTGCAGTCTGTGCCGGGCAAGGCAAGACAGCCGATTCAGGGCACGATCCCTGAAGCAATTTGGACAGAGATGAATGGTTCTATCAACGAGTTGTCGATGTTATTCAACAATGTCGAAGTAGATGGATATAAAGTATCTGGATATATGGCAATCGATAATGCAACTTTGAATGACTCGGATATCAATCTTGCAGAAGCAATCATCACAGCTCTGGGACAGTCAATTGGATTAGCCCTTGATAAGGCAATCCTTTACGGTACATCAAAGAAGATGCCAACAGGCGTAGTCACACGTCTGGCGCAGGCAGCAAAACCGGAGACTTACCCGGATACAGCGCGTGAGTGGAAGAATCTTTCTTCCTCAAACATTGTATCAATTGCAGCCGCAAAGAAGGGTGTTGATCTGTTCAAGGAGATTGTGATTGCATCAGGGAATGCCAAGGGCAAGTATTCAAAAGGTAATCGCTTCTGGGCTATGAACGAGACAACCAAGACCAAGCTCGTAGCAGAGGCACTCAGCTTTAATGCAGCGGGCGCAATCGCAACCGGAATGGGAGACACCATGCCAATCGTGGGTGGTGCGATTGAAACACTCGATTTCATCCCGGACAATGTAATCGTCGGCGGGTATGGTGACTTATATCTCCTTGCCGAGCGTGAGGGCGCACAGATCACACAGTCCGAGCATGTGAAGTTCCTGGAAGATCAGACAGTATATAAGGGACTTGCACGATATGACGGTCTTCCGGTGATTGCAGAGGGCTTCGTTGCCATCGGAATCCTTGGAACAACACCGACAGCCGACATGACCTTTGCGGACGATACAGCAAATAAGGCGGCTGCAGGAACAAAGGAATAAGAGGTAGCGTATGACAGATGCAGATAGATTGACGATGTTGAAGATTGACCTCGGCATATCGGCTGAGGTGTACGATCAGCGGCTGACACGGTATCTGCAGGCAGCACAGACGGAGATAGAGCGGGAGGGTATTACCTTCCCGCCGGAGCCGCCTGTAGATGATGAGGAGCTGATCATAAGCTATGCCGCGTGGAAATGGCGGCAGCGGGCAACCGGAGAGGGTATGCCGCGGATGCTCCGGTATGCGCTGAATAACCGCCTGTTGTCGCAGAAAGCGAGGACAGAAGATGGATGATGAAATCATATTGATTGAAACGAAGACCGACCAGGATGATATCGGGAATACGATTATCACAGAGACAATCGAACATCCAGTGATATGCAAGGTACAGCCTGTCGATCGCCAGGAGTTCTTCAAAGCCGGACAGGTTGGCATGAATCCGAAGTATCGCTTTGATACGGACAAAGTAAATTATCACGGTGAAGAGCTTGTGAAGTACAAGGACAAGGTGTATGGCATCTACCGAACCTACGAGGCGGGTACCGATACGATCGAGCTTTATGCAGAGGAGAAAGCAGGGGTGACGTATGTCGAACAAGACGATTAAAATTGGACAGCTTGATATGGAATTACAGTCAATCTTTTCAACGTTTGAGCATCATGTGCACACTGCGGTTGATACGGCAGCGGAGAATACAGCCAAGGAAGCTGTAAAGAAGCTGAAAAAGACATCTCCCAACAACAAGCGTACAAAAGGGAAAAAGTACAAAAATGGATGGAAGTACAAGAAAACATCGGAAGGAATGACTGTGTATAACGAGCAGTATCAGCTGACACATCTTCTTGAGAATGGACATGACATCATCATCAATGGAGAGGTGCGAGGACACGCCGCTGCACACGAACATATTGCTCCAGTAGAAGCATGGGCGCAGGATGAGTTTCCGGAAGAATTCAAAAGGCAGGTGGGAAAAGGATGACGATTGCAGATGTAAAGAAAGTCTTGTCGGTACCGGGTGTGACTGTACACTATGACCATGCACCTGTAGGCACCAAAGTACCATACGTCACATACACATGCCATGCGGATAGTAATTTCTTCGCAGATGACAAGGTGTATCAGAAGATTAGTTCCATGCGTGCGGTGCTGTACAGTACGAAGAAGAATGAGAAGCTGGAAGCGATGATCGAAGATGCTTTGAATGAAGCAGAAATACCGTGGAGCATGACAGACGAGTTCAAGAACGAGCAGAAAGTATTTATGACCATATACGAAGCGGAGGTAATATAAAGATGGGTAAAGAAAAAAATAAGATTAAGTTTGGACTGAAAAATACGCACTATGCGATTATCACAGAGACGGAACAGGAGGATGGAACAATCAAGAGTACATACAGTACGCCGAAGAAATGGCCGGGAGCAGTAAGTCTGTCGCTTGATCCATCCGGAGAATCCAACACGTTTTATGCGGATGATACCGCGTATGCCGTATTGTCAAGCAATTCCGGCTATGAGGGAGATTTTGAATCTGCACTTGTGCCGGAGGACGTGGAAACTGAGGTGATGGGACAGGAAGAAGTCGATGGTGTGCTCGTTGAATCTTCGACAGACGAACAGAAGTATATTGCGCTTTTGTTTGAGTTTTCAGGCGATAAAAAGGCACGCAGACATGTACTGTATCGTTGCTCACTGACACGACACTCCGTTGCGTCCCAGACAAAAGAGGATAGCACGGAGCCGGTGACAGAATCTGTGACAATTACGGCTGCACCACGTCCGGATGTCAACGTGATCAATGGCAAGGAAAAGAATCTGGTTAAAGCAACAACCGGATCCAATACAACAAATGACGTGTATAAGAACTGGTATACAAAAGTATGGGAACCGACTGCATCAGAACAGGCAGCAGGTTAATATCAATCAGGAAATGGGATGGTAGAAGATACCGTCCCATTTTTCTTGCAAAAATATAAAGTTGCACCGGTGCAACAGAAACGGAGGATACTATGAGATCAGTGATCAGAATTGGACAGAGAGAGGTAGCAGTTGAAAGCAACGCAGCAACTGCGATTCGATACAAGCAGATTTTTAAGCGCGAGCTGTTAAAGGATCTTGCGAAGCTGGAGAACGTAGAAGACGTAGACAAGCTTGATGCAATCGAATATACATCGAAGCTTGCGTATGTGATGAACATGCAGAACCGGAAGGAGATTAAAGAAGCTTCGGAAGAAGGATACATCGCATGGATGGAAGAATTTGAAGAAGCAGACTTCCAGGATCCTGCGGCAATCACATCCATCCTGAATGTATGGAATCGCAATATTACGACCACAAGTGAACTAAAAAAAGACCAAAGCCCACAGTAAGGGAGATGAATACAAACATCTTCATGCTGCGGGCTTTTTCACTACATATATCGATGCAGGACCTTGAGGAGTTAACACATGGAGATGTGCTCGACATGATGATTGAGAGCAGCAACGACACATACAACTACCCGCTCAAGGCGACGCAGGATGACTTTGATAAATTTGCAGCTATGTAAGGAGGTGGCTACGTGGGACAGATCAAGGGAATTACAATTGAAATCGATGGAAAAACAACAGGGCTTACGAAAGCACTGAAAGCTGCCAATTCAGAAATCAAAACAACGAAAAGCCAGTTGAATTCGGTGGAAAAAGCACTCAAGCTTGATCCGAAAAATGTAGATCTTCTCAAAGCAAAACAGAATGCTTTGAACGGAGTAATCAAAGAAACAAAAGAAAAACTCGATATGGAGAAGCAGGCTGCCGAATCCGCAAAAAAGGAACTTGAACTTGGAAACATCACACAGGGTGAATACGATGCGTTGCAGGCAGAAATTGTTACAACGACGAATGAGCTGTCGAATCTGGAAAAGCAGGCAAGACAGGCATCGTCTGTGCTGGGAAGTCAGATGCAGGCAGCAGGAGCACATATCAAGGAAGTTGGCAACAACATATCTGAGCTTGGAGAAAAGGTTACAGGTGTAGGAGATAAGGTATCGGCACTTGGCGGAAAGATGACAGCAACAATTACGATGCCGGTTGTGGCAGGAGGTACCGCGGCGGTCAAAGAAGCGAAGGACTACTCTTCCGCATTAGCGAAGCTGTCTACTATCGCAGATACAACCCAGACACCATTGGATGATCTGGACGCTTCAATCATGGCATTATCCGACAGTACCGGTATGGGTGCAGCGGAGATTGCAGAGGCATCATATCAGGCAATATCTGCCGGACAGTCAACCAAGGATGCCGTAGGCTTTGTTGAGCAGGCAAACGTACTTGCAAGAGCCGGATTTACAAGCATGACAACGGCGACGGATACGCTTACAACAGCCTTAAATGCATATGGGTTATCTGCAGATCAGGTATCATCCGTATCGGATAAGCTGATCACAACGCAGAATCTTGGTAAAACGACTGTAGATGAACTGGGTGCGTCCATGGGTAAAGTTATTCCAACAGCGGCGATGTATGGTGTCAATTTGGACCAGTTAAGTGCGGCATATGTTACAACTACGAAAAATGGTATAAGAACAGCTGAATCAACAACATACATCAATGGTATGCTGAACGAACTTGGGAAATCCGGAAGCACGACATCAAACATCTTGAAAGAGCAGACTGGCAAATCGTTTAGTGAGCTGATGAATGAGGGATACAATCTGTCAGATGTGTTACAGATTATACAGAATGAAGCGGACAGTAGCGGAATGAGTCTTGCAGATATGTTTGGTTCACAGGAAGCCGCAAAGGCAGCGGCAACAATAACCCAGCATACAACAGATTTTACAAGTGCGGTTAAAGAACTTGAAAGCTCCGCAGGAACAGCGCAAAAGGCATTTGATACGCTGGAAGCTTCGGATCCGTCCATCCAGTTTGAAAAGACGAAGACAGCAATCCAAAACTGCGCAATATCAATCGGACAGATTCTGATGCCAATAGTTCAGCAGATAACCGGGAAAATACAGGAGCTTGTACAAAAGTTCCGCGACTTAGATCCGGCGACACAACAGCAGATTGTTAAGTTTGCGGCAATCGCTGCGGCGATAGGACCGCTGATTGCGATAATTGGTACACTCATATCCTCTGTGGGTAAGATTATCACATTCGGCGGTCAGATAGTGTCTTTAGTCGGTTCTATCACAACATGGATGGGTACTGCATCTTCGTTTATTACAGGAACCATGATTCCGGCCATCACCGGGGTTGTCACTGCAATCGGACCGTTTCTGCTGATTGCCGCAGCGGTAATTGCTGTGATCACTGCAATTATCGTAGTAATTAAAAACTGGGATGCAATCGTTGAGGTGGCACAGTTTGTATGGGAATCTTTCTGTGAGAAGGTGTCACAGCTTGTCACGGCGTTTAAGGAGTTCTTCACATCTGCTTTTCAGGCGATTGGAAGCTTCTTTACAGGCATATGGAATGGAATCGTGTCCGTTGCGACAAACGCATGGTCAAGCATAAGGAATGTATTCAGCACGGTTGGAAGTTTCTTCACAGGCATATTCCAACAGGCGTGGAATGGCATAACAAGTATCTTCAATCGATTAGGTGGTTTCTTTTCAGGCGTATGGAACTCTGTAACAGGCATCTTCAAAAGTGCAGGTATGGCAATCGGTAATGCGATTTCCGGGGCGGTAAAAACAGCCGTTAATTTTGTCTTATCCAAGGCAATCGGAATCATAAACGGATTCATCGGCGCAATCAATGCGGTAATCGGTGTGATCAACAAGATACCGGGTGTCAGTCTGTCGAAGATCAGTAAGCTCGGTGTGCCACAGCTTGAGCGAGGTGGTGTGCTTGCAAAAGGACAGGTCGGACTTTTGGAAGGTACTGGCGCCGAGGCGGTTGTACCGCTCGATCAGAACGAGAAGTGGATTGCGGCCGTGGCACGTGAGATGAAAGCTGCGCTTGCAGGAAATCAGACGGCAATGGCAGCAGGCGATATTGTGATTCCGGTATATATCGGCCAGTCAAAATTAAATGACATCATTGTACGTGCGAACCAGATCAACAATTACAGATCAGGAGGAAGATAATGCTGAACAAATATGTAAAAATCAATGGCGAACGTGTACCAAATCCAATCGATTATTCAGAGAGCTTCAGCAAAGTATCAAATACATTTCAGTCAGAAGCAGGGGATGATCTTGCAATTGACGTGCGAGCCGGGAAGTATTCCGGCTCGTTGAAATTCCAAGTATCTTCGAAATGGAAGAACAAGCTGCTTGGATATGCAAAGATGCAGTCGGTAAAACTGCAGATTGATGAATCAGAATACACGGTGCGGATTGAAAGTATCGATTGCGATCTGGAGAAGAATTCGGAACACAGCGAAGGCACACAGGGGTATTGGACAGTATCCTTTAGTGCAGAGGAATTATAGGATGTTGAGGAGGCGGTTGCATGTATCAGGTATCAGATGCATATCTGAAACAGACAAAAGAAAAAGTACAGACATTTCGCCTGACAGGTACAGTGAACAAGATAGCATTTACCAATCATGATATATTGAGCGGTTCATTCACGATCACGAATCAGTGCAGCGAGCAGAACGATGTCAAGATCGGCAGTGTGTACATAGGAGAGTTGAAGTGCACAGTCAAGCCGGATCTGCAGGTGCCGGATTGGACGAATGCACAAATCGTTGTATCAGAGGGACTACTGATTGGCGACAAGTGGGAAGATGTACCACTTGGCATATATACAGTATCAGAAGCGAACGACACGGAATATGGAATTGATATCACAGCATATGACAACATGGCTCACTTCAATCGGTCTTGTAGCGTTGATATCACGATTGGAACACCATATGAGCTGCTTACGTTAGCATGTACAACCTGTGAGGCGGAGCTTGGCATGACGCAGGCGGAGGTGGATGCACTTCCGAACGGAACAGAGAGCCTGTCGCTCTATACGGAAAATGATATTGAAACATGGCAGGACTTTATCTTCTGGGTGGCACAGGCAACGGGTACCTTTGCGACGATGGACAGACAGGGAAAGCTTGTGCTTCGGAAATATGAACAGACGGTTGTTGATACGCTTACGAATCATGACCGGTTTACTGGATCGAAATTCAGTAAGTTTGATACGCGTTATTCCGGACTGTCGTGCGTGAATATGGCAGACGATACTACAAGCTATTACGGTTCGGATCCGGACAATTATCTGACATACAATCTTGGCTCCAACCCATTCCTGCAATATGGTGTAGACAGCTACAAAGAGCAGATACGGCGCGCGGTATTGACAGCACTTTTGCAGATTGACTATGTGCCGTTTGAGACAAGCTGCCTGTGCGGTGCCATGTATGACCTTGGAGATATCATCCGGTGTACGGATGGTATTGCACCGGGGAAGCTTGGCTGTGTGATGATGTATGATTATACGTTTAATGGCGGGTATAAGATAACCGGCTTTGGTTCAGATCCGGCGCTTGCGACAGCGAAGAGCAAGACGGATAAGAATCTGGAAGGGTTGCGTAGCTCGGTATCATCTTCGGATATTCTTTTTTTTAATTATGAGAATGCGAGTGCGATACAGATCGGAGATGGCGAGTCCAAGTCCATAATCGATATCCGGTTTACATCGTCCGTATCAATTGGGGTGCTCTTTCAAGCAGAAATCCTACTTGATGCGACAGCAACATCGGAGGATGTGATTGGTACAATCGAATACACATTAAATGAGTTAACCATAGTTGGATACAATCCGACGGAAACGTGGAAAAACGGAAAGCATATATTGAGCTTGATGTACATGTTGACAATCGATGCAAACTCAATCAACAGATGGCTTGTCAAGTTGAATATCACTGGCGGCAGCATAGGGATAGCGCAAGGAGCAATACGTGCGGTTATCTATGGACAAGGATTGGTTGGTACAGTCGAATGGGATGGATTTATCACATTGGAAGAGAAGCTGACACAGATTGTCTTGAAGGATGCAATAGAAGTATCAAAGGCTCTGACATGTACAGTTATTGCAGGACTGATTGATGTGGAGCGGAATGTGGTGGAGGAACAGCTTCAAATAGTTAAACTGCAAGATACGGTGACAGTTGGCAATCTGCTTGATGCAACAGATTTCAGCTGGGGTATCGTGAGCTGGACATTTACAGCAGAAAGCGAGTGTACATATTCATCCAGATATGTAGTTGTAGAAGATGGGGTATTCCGGCTTGCTGGTACGTTCGTTAACAAATCGACGAATGAAAGCATAGACCGTGGCATGATGAATGTTGTGGCTTTGGATTCGACAGAATTTGAATCCATAGAAACGGTGACAATCGGAAATGCAGATACAGAAAGAGAAAACGAAAATAATGCAGCGACAACAGATGAAGTCATCGTTCGATACCTGCTCCGGTCTGCGGAAAAGTACTATACAATTCAAGCTGAAGTTATAACAGAAATAACTCTTTCGGGTGATATCTTGCAGGCAGCAGATTTCGAGACACATGGATTAGATACAGCACCGGCATCGGACTATATCTTGCAATTAGAATCACCGAAGATATACAAATGGACTGCAGCTGACACAATCCTAGATACAATGATTACGATCACGGCGGTACCGCATGCACAGATCGTACAGGCAACGTGTGATATGTCGGATGTAAGTATCTATGGAATCACCGGAGCAACAGCAATCCATGAAGGTATAAAAGTTAAGCTATCCTATGATGCAGGCATGACCTGGACGGAAGAAGAAACTTTGACGGATGCATTAGAAGGAAGTATGTTACATGCATATGAGAGTGTAGGACAATCAAAGACACTTACGATTGGATTCATAGTATCGTCTGTGGAAGATAGCTTGACAGAGTTTCAGTATCAGTTTAAAAACGAGGAGGAATAAGATGGAATCAATACTCAAAAATATTTATATTAACAAAATTCAGGTACCGAAGTTTCACGGACATGTACGCCTGGAACTTCGGGGATGCAGAGAGACCGAAGTGATTGAGCATGACAATCATATGACAGCTGCATTAGAGAAAATGTTCAGCAATACTGGATATTATCTAAACATTGGAAAAGTAATGGACGAATTATGTCCAACAACAGAGGTTGCGTTCGGAGGTATAGTCTTGACAGACAAAGAAATACCTGATGATGCTGTAACATTGCCAGGTGGTATAGAGGCAACGGCTTGTGGTGCGTTTAATGTTGCAAATGCTGATGAGGCATTGACGCAGGGAAGCTACAATCAAAAAGAAAGCGTAGCAGACTGGCCGAGCAAGAAAATGACATATGTATATGATTGGACAACCAATCAGGGAAATGGTGTGATTGCGGCTGCGGCGTTAACACATAGAGACATGGGAAACTGTGGATTTGGAGATGCTGGTATAAGTAAGCCTACAAATGTTAACATATGTATAGATGGAAGTTACAGTCTGTGCAATGAAAGAGACCCGATAGATGGAATAACCCCTTTCTATATAGACTCTCAGTATATCTATGGTGGAAGTTTAAGTGCTAACAAGTTTAAGGTATATAAATATGCATCAGAGATATCAACATTTAGTCCGTTTAATATAGGAAAAAATAAAACGCAAGACATAAAAAAAATTAGCTATGAACAAATCGATCTGGAGATTGACGGATTGTCAACTTTGAAACGCACATGTAACGATGGGAGATATATTTATTTCATAAACGCAGGTGTAACGTATAAGAATAAAACATTACAAGTCTTTAAACTAGATATAACGGACATGACAATGCAGCGGATTGATATAACTAATAACACACAGACAGATTGGTATAATGATGGTGGAATAGATGCATATAATGAATATATATACATAAGTGACGGTAACAAAAAACTGTACGAGATCAATACCAAAAATCCGACAGATGTGCATGAATATGAAACAAAAATGGATTATACATATCTAAACAAAATAGCAAATAGCAACGGAAAAATCTATGTGACGAATAATAATCGTATTGCTATATTTGATTGTATAACAAAAAGCATGAAATTGTCAAAGTTAAAGCAATATGATAGTTCACGTCCGAATATAATCAATAATAAAATAAACAAAATGACTGTAAATGACTATGGAAGAATATATACAACTTATTTGAAAAACTATTTGGCAACAATCAGTAACCTGGACAAGCCAGTTACAAAGACGGCAGATAAGACAATGAAAGTAACATATACGATTCAGCAAGAGTGA